TGCCGTGCTGCGTGCGGTTTGTAAGTTGCACGCTGCATTTACTGACTATAGCGGGCCACAGGACGCCCCATACCGCATCAGCGTGGAGTGTGATGGGGTCGTCAGTGCGTTGGCGAAGTGTGACGAAGCTATGGAACGTCAGGTCTCTGAGCTTGGTTTGTCTGGAACCAAAAGGTACGACTGGATTCCCCACGATGGCGGGGAGTGCCCGGTGCATCCGAGGGATGTGGTGGAATTTAAACAACGATTGACAGGCGAATGCTTTTATGTTCGCCCAGCAGGGGAATTGATTTGGATTGTAATTACCTACTACCGCCCCCTCCGCGACGAAGACGGCATTCCCTACGTCTACAACGACGGCAGCCTTGAGGATTGGGCGGAGTATGTGGCGATGGATAAGAATGGAAGCCCGCACTGTTACAGCGACCGCCCAATATCAATATTGGAACACGGCGAATGGATGGATTGGGGTGTGTGGATCGGGCAAGGGAAAGTGAGGGAATTATCTAACCACTACAAGAACACCCACGACCACTGGACCGAAACCCTGCGACGGGTGTGGAGGGGATGATGCCTAGTACACGAGGTGGTAATGAGCCGTTCAGCACGTCAGATCTAGCTCCGAGCGACCGCGAACTGTACCCGGCCCAGTCGGTAGACGTTGGTCTCAGGGTCCGTACGAAGGCCGGTGAAGATCCGACGCTGGTTGCCGAGCGCGCAGCGGAAATCATCTGCGACGCGCTGGAGCAGGCGGGCGACCCTGATGCCGATGAGATATTGGACAGGATACGGGAGGCGTGATGAGCGACAAGGCACAAGAGCAGGAACTGGTCGGGCCGGAGCAGTCTGGGCAGGCCATGACAACAGGCAGTAGTCAGGCCCTGATCAGCATGATCGAGCGGGCCTCCACGAACCCCGACGTGGACGTGGAGAAGCTGGAACGCATGTGGGCGATGTACGACAAGGAACGCTCCCGTATGGCCGAGCAGGAATTCAACGCCGCCATGAACCGGGCGCAGCGAAGGGTCCGGCATGTCGGTGCAGACGCGCACAACAAGCAGACCCGCAGCAATTACGCGACCTACGCCAAGCTGGATCGGGCACTTCGGCCCATCTACTCCGAGGAAGGGTTCAGCCTGTCGTTTGACACCGGCGATGCCCCGGCTGCCGAGATCGTTCGGGTCGTCTGCTACGTGTCCCACGAGGGCGGTCACACGCGCCAGTACCACGTTGACATGCCGGCGGACGGCAAGGGCGCCAAGGGCGGCGACGTGATGACCAAGACTCACGCCACCGGCTCTGCTGCTTCCTATGGGATGAGATACCTACTCAAGATGATCTTCAACGTGGCAATCGGCGAGGACGATGACGACGGCAATCAGGCGTCGCGGCCCAAGATCACCGAGGACCAGGCCAAGGAGATCGAGGCCCTGATGGCAGAAGTCAACGCCAACGAGATCAAGTTCCTGGAGTACATGAAGGTGACGAAAGTCTCCGACATCCTCGCCCGAGACTACGACGATGCCATCGCTGCGCTGGAGAAGAAGCGGAGGAAGAAATGATCCACCGTTTCGAACAGCGTTCCGATGAATGGTTCGCCCACAGGTGCGGACGCCTCACCGCCTCTCGGGTAGCCGATGCGGTTGCAAAGACCAAGAGCGGGTGGGGGGCGTCCCGCGCCAACCTCATGGCCGAACTGGCCGTCGAGCGACTAACCGGCGTGTCGGCACCAGGCTTCACGAACGCCGCGATGCAGTGGGGCGTGGATCACGAGGACGAGGCCCGGACGGCCTACGAGTTCCATGCTGACGCAGAGGTGGAACAGGTCGGTTTTGTCGATCACCCGAGCATCGAGCAATTCGGGTGCTCGCCCGATGGGCTGGTCGGTGACGACGGCATGGTCGAGATCAAGTGCCCCAACAGCAGTACACACATAGACACCCTGCTGGGCACCCCGATTGCGGACAAGTACATCAAGCAGATACAGGCGCAGCTTATGTGCGCCGAGCGATCATGGTGTGATTTCGTTTCCTACGACCCCCGGATGCCAGAAGCCCTGAAACTCCACATCGAGCGGGTGCAGCGAGACGACAAGTTGATCGCATCCATTCAGGCCGACATCGAGCAATTCCTGATCGACCTCGATGCCAAGGTCGCCAAGCTGAACGAACTGATGGAGGCCGCATGACCCGCTTCGACACAGATCAACAGGTGGACTACGGCGACGGCACCCACGCATGGGCCGTCACGTCCTACTGCACCCGGACATACAACAAGCTGATGACCGTATATGTGCGGTCCGCTACCGAGGGTGAAGCCTACGAACAGGGCCGCGAGCAGATCGGCAAGCGCAATAGTCCGCGACTTGCAAAGGGTTGGTGGACGATAGTCGTGAAGCCCGCCAGCTACGAGGAAATGGAGTTGCGGCCTATCGAGGGCCAGAGATGATTCCGCCGCGAACCCCGGCCATTCTCCCGCCTCTGGCCCGGAGGTTTAGTAGGGTGCAGAGCACTTATTGGAGGTTGTGATGGAAACGACGAAGGAAGAACGCGAACGCTGGCTGACGACAGGCAGGGTGGAGAATCTGGACACCGCCAATCTGTGTCATGGTCTGATCCGCGACGTGGAATCCCTACAGCAGGAGAACGAGCGTTTGAAAGAGCGCCTGTCTGAGCAGTTTGCCAACCAATATGGCATGGCGGATTGGGTGGAACAGTCCCGTGATTACCTTGACCGTGCCGAGAAAGCAGAGCAGAGGTGCGAGGAACTGGAGGGGGAGTTATCAGCGGCGCACGTCCGGAGGAGAGAGGTCGACGATGAAGCATTTGAGTATGCCGAACAGTTGAATGAAGCGAACAACCGCATCCGCCAACTGGAGGGGGCGCTGCATGAACACCACGAATGGGCACGTACAGAAGGACACCGCATGAGGCTTGGCTACCTGAATAGCGCGTTATGTGGTCGCACAGAAAAAGCCCTCGCCAAGTCCGACGAGCCGGTGGGACAGCCAGACGAGCCTGCGGAGCAAGACCCTATTGCTGGTCCGCCAGAACTGGTCGAGGCATTCAGAGCAGCGTGCTTCCGGCTCAGGGAACTGGGCGAAGATACTGTGCCGCTCACGATGGAAGCAGCGGGAGCCAAGTCCGACGAGCCTGCGGAGAACACCATGCAGCTAGTGTACTTCTCGGATCGGTGCTTGTCTGATGAGGAAATTCGAGAACTGTACGAAAAGCACAGTCCCACCCCTGCTCAAGAGGATGCGCTGGATAGCTTGATGGCGGTAGTCCGGCATTACACCACTTCCCAAGATGACGCGATATTGGCGGACGAATGCGAAGCCCGTTTACGCCGACGCCTCCAGCAACCCACGATCCCGGATGAGATCAGGGCGTTGCCGGATGGGTGGGACATGAATTACGAAATCCTAAGCCCGCGAGATTGCGCGCGGCACTTGAGAGAAGCCATCCGCAAGGCCGAGGGGGAGGGTAGTGACGATGAGTAATTGGAAACAGTGCAAGTTTCGATTCGTTGCTGCGCGCGGTGTTGAGTACAGAGAAAACTGGTCACAAATCTGGTCGAGGTTGATGCCGGAGCATCTAGCATCCATGGACGCAACCGATCTTCGGCGCGTGGCTGACGCTATGGAGAAGGGTAGTGACGATGGCGACTGAACTCGATTTGGACGACGTGGCTCAATACAGCCCGTTGGCGCAGCGGGAGTTGGCTGACCTCCGCGCGGAACTCGCCAACCTCAACCGGCACAGGATGGCTGCTGCCTACCTCGACCTGCGCGACGGGGTGCGCGAGTTGGCGGATGAACACGAAATTCGGCCGGGTCGGATTCATGGGGATTTCGCCAGAGGACTCCGCGCGCTTCTGGGAGAAGATGACGACTAGCGCTTTACTGTCCGGGCGGCGTACGCCCACCCTGATTCCTGACCCTCTCGCGCTCGGTCCTTTTCTCCTGGTAGCCCTCGAACGCCCCGCCGCCGAAGTAGAACGCCACGATGGTCAGCATGATCTCGCCGATGTAGAACTCGGAAATCACGTTGCGGGCGTCGTCTGCGTCACCGTAACCGGCCAGCGTCATCACGAGCACCAGCAGGAACGATCCGAGGAAGGTCGCTCCGAACATCAGGGCCAGATATCTCTGGGCGATCTTGAACGGAGCATAGGCCGATAGCAGGTCGGTCTTGGACTTGGTTTTGGCGACAATCTCCTCCTCGCTGGAGGTGTGCATGTTGTCGATCAGGTCCATGCCCTTCTTGATGACATCACCGCTTCCGAGGATCTTGCCGATTACGCCGAACATATCTGCTCCCACTCTCTCAAGAGATTTTCCAGCCTCGCCCGCTCTCTGGCCGACAGCCCGTCAGCCTCGCGCTTGGAGACCAGATCGGAAATCTGCCGGTCGAGGATGTCGCACCGAAGGGCCTTGATGCTGGCTACGGTGTGTTCCTCCACCTGTCGTACGTCGGACTTGTAGGCAACGGTCGTGTGGAATCCGTAGGCCGCACCGCCCAATGAACACAGAAGCGCAACCGTCGCGGCTGCGAGCTGTACCCAGCCCTTGGCGGTTCTGGGCAGTGTCATGGGTATTTCCCGGTCTTGAACATCTGCGCTATCTCTTGCGCCCTGGAGCCCACCTGACGCGCCCAACGGCTGTTCAATGCTTCTCGGGCCGCCCGGTCCCAGTCGTGGTCCTGCAACGCCTTCAAGGTATTGCTGAACGCCATCAACCCCGACACCCCGAGGTTGAAGGCCATGTTCGCAATCGCCACCTGACGGACTTCATCGAGACTGCGCCACCAGGGCATCAGGGAATCCAGTTCGTCCAGCTTGGATTCCACATCGTTGGACAGCAGCACATCGCCTTCCTCGCGGGAAATCCCGCCACCCTTGCGCTCGTCGATCAGCCGTCCGTATCCAATCGTCCAGTAGCCCATAGAGTCCTGATAGGCGTGTGAGCGCCAGCCCTCGTGCCTGTGCAGCAGTTCCAGCAGCTTGTCGTGGTTCATATGCCCTGATCAGTCGTTGCGTGTGTTGGTCAGGATCTCTACGAGCATCCGATGATTTTCAGCATATTGCCTTTCAATCCGCTCCTCGATCCGGTCCATGCGGGAATG